CTGTCGTTAATGTGAGTAAGACGTCGTTAAAGTATACCGCTACGTCTGTTTGATCTAAGACGTTGAACGTAAACGCATAAGGTCCTACACCCGCAGAACCAGTATATACCACACGTCTTGTTACATTGTTGATTGCATAGTCAGCCATAATAATCCTCTAAAGTATATTACCATTTTTAGCCCTAAAAGTCCATCATTAATCGAATGGATTTTCTCTAGGACGCTCCTCCCCTGGCATCCACCAGTACTCTCTGCCTTCTCGATAATCTTTACTTATCGTACGATTGAGTTGTTTTTGATATGCTGGATCACTCCATAGCATAATCTTTTCCCATAACATACGTTTCATGAATAAGTTAATCATCCAGTTGCTTTGATACGGTGTATGTCCAATCACTTCTTTCATCACCCGTGTTTTAAACTTAGAACCTACATCATCTTTACCTTCTACATAATCTTTAGCAGATCCAAATAAAGCATAACCAATACCGTCTAATGCACCAATGACTGGACCTGCTACATATCCAGATAGACCTTGACGATAATCACCTAGTCCCATCATCACATCAAAGATTGGACCTGCACCACCTGATCTTGCAAAGGCATTACCCCAGAATCTACGACCTTCTTCTGTGGTTGGATCAGTATCCATTGGCTTGCGGCCTTTAGTCACTTCCATGAGTTGTACACCCATAGCTCCACCTAGTGTCATAAATAACATAGTGTCTGCTACTGCACCAACTTTCTTTAATGTTGTATCTGCTTCCATCCATGCACGTTGTATGTGGTTATGATAGAAAGCAAATGGCCATGATTTAAACATAGCAAATGATCTTAATACCTCACCACCTATTGTACCTGGAGCAGAAACCCCGGTTAACTTTGCTCTTTCTAAATAAGAAACTGTAGGCACAGCGACTTCTACTTCACCATAGATCATACGCATATAGTTATCAGCCAACTCTTGTGCTTCACCTGTCCCTAATCCTTCTAGTTTAGAGATATCAGATGCTCTGAGGTATTGAACTTCAGCGCCACCATATTTCTTTGCATACAGTTGTGCGCGTCTAATCTTACCCCATTTATCTTCATTGATACCGTATCGAGCTAATCCTTTACGCATCCCTTCATTGAGTTCACCAAATGATTTGTTAGTCACTTTAGCAAACTCACTCATCATCATCATCCCAGCCCAATGTCTACCTGACTGTGTGATGTGTGTTAATCCGTTTAAACGTAAAGATGAGTCAACAACAAACTGAAAGAATGGTGTTGCATTGTCTTCATGTAAGTATCTAGCTAATGCAGCTGATGTCCCATCCATCATAGATTCATTGAGCAATCCAAGTTCAGCAGCAAGTTGATTGCGCTCAGCAGGTGCAAGCTTAAACAACTCTCTCATGTATCCAGTTGCTGCTCTCCATGGAGACATACCATTCACTTTTGCCATCTTACGTACGGTCATCATATCAGTAGGTGCTGCAATCAATGGTGTAGATCCTAGACGTGTTGCCATGAGCAATGCACGATAGTTCTTCATAAAAGTAGAGATCTTAGTATTGGGTGATTCAGGTAATCCTTTATGGATATTCCACATTGTATCTAGTAAGTTTGCTGCTTTTTGTGCGCGATTCGTTTCATTCAATCCACGCTCATCTGCAATCTTTAGAATCTCTTGTTTTAAGAATCTGACTGTAGACTCTGGATTCGCACCTAAGACTTGCATAGATGAAATATCTTTAGACATACTGCGTAAGTGATTCATCATGACATCAAACATATCATTCTCACCATACATACGCTGATAAGCAAGATAGGATTCACCATTCTTAAATTGTAATACACGATGTTCTAAATGACGTTTAGCAATAGATTTACCTGTACCTGATGGATTGCCTGTAATGCTAGATTCTTGCTTACTACGTCCATCTGTTCTAATGGTTTCATAGACACTATCTAGCAATCGATCTAGTTCATCATCTGTCATCTTTAAGCCAGTAGCTTCATTGAGCATATAGTCACGATCAAGTAGCGGTGCTATATCTTGTTTCCATTGTTTTGCACCAGCATGAATAATACGGCCTGTATGATGTACTTGTGGTAAAGCCCATTTCTTATTGTAACGAATAGCGCCACCCGATTGATTGTAAAGTAAGCGAGCATACTCAGCAGCTTCACTCCAAGCTTTAGCAAGCTTTTGTGCTGTTTGGTTACCCGTCACACCTTCTTCATAAATCTCTTTAATGGTGTCATTCATTAACTCAAGCATTTCTTTTTGCTTTTGTGTCTTAAACTTCTTCGCACCAAAGCGCATACCAGTTAATGAACCTTTCTTGAATTCTTTAATAAACTGATCTAAGGGTGCTACGACTCGAGACAATACAACTTTCTCTTGTGTATATAAGTTATTGCGCACTACTTCACCTGCACGTGGATTACCAATAGACTCTAATGCACGATAAGGATTATCTGCTGACCTTAACATCTTGCTTAATTCAATCTTAGCCATAGCAGTTTGTAGCTGAATGCGTGTTTGATGTTGCAACTCACCCTCAAGCATTGCAATAGTTTTATCAGTGGCAAATGTCACACGCTCTGCTGGGTCTTTCATTAATGCTTCTGCAGCGTTATAGTAACGCTCATACATATCTAAAGCGTCTTGACGAAACTTCTCATCAATCAGACCTGCTTCTTTAACGCCTAATAAACACTCTTTTAAGTTACCAGCCATTATTGTTGACACCTTCTAATAAATTCAATATTCTTATCTCTCTCTGCGACATCGTCTAATATCTGTGACATTCTGATTGGATTACCATCTGCATCAAAGTCAATCTCTAAATTACGTAAGTTTGGATTATTCTCTAACTCTTGATCTAGGATAGACTTGATATTACTAATGTCTTCTGCCACACCTTTTGATTCTGCTGCATCAAAATACTTTGCTAGCTCTGGGAGAGATTCTCTAACATCTGTTGCGAGCTGATTAATTTTCGCTGTAAGGTTGCGGTCAGCGAGTTCTGCGCTGTTTGATAGCCTGTCAAAATGGCCTTCATCAACTCCCTTTCTGATATCATCGGCTGTTGTTCTTGCGAAGTCTTCGAGTCCGACATTGCCTGCGTCTTTGTAGGCTCTTGCTCCATCGGTAATGATGTCTGCAATTTCGCCTTCTTGGTTGCCATACGACCGGATGAGTTTGATCGTTTTTTCATTCTGTGTTCTCCTTGCATCATTAAGTATACGTTGATCTGAATCTTTAGGTAACTTTGCACCTTCATTCTTCAGTCTAAAGTTTTCTGTTTCTAAATCTTGGATGATTTGATTAACCATCATTTTACGTTCTGGAATATAGTTCAATGCTTGGAATGATTTAGCCAAAGATTCCATATCGTATGTATCAAGTATATTATTATCTAATGTCTCTTTAATTACTTGCCTTGCTTGTTCAATATTAATAGGCCCTTGTTTCTTAAGAATGTCCATCATTGCTAACTGACGTTGCTCACCCAATACTGACTGACCCACTAATGATCCAATATCATCACCTACAATGTTGTGATACATTGCCATATAAGCTTTAGGCGCTAGATTAACTAATCCTTGTGCAGCCTTGAGTTGAGGATTCACTGCATCAATTAAGTCCACTAAGTCAGGATACTTTTTATACTTAGGTAGATCTGCTTTACTAATTGTGCCTTCATAGAAGTTTTTAACCATTGAAGATACTTTACCCATCTCTGGAGTAAAGCCATCAACTTCACGCAATATTAATGCCTGTACATCCGCATTCTCTGCTTGTGCTAACTTTAATCTCTGATGACCATCAACTACTGTCTTGACGCCATTACGATCTTCATAGACAAGAATATGTCCAGATTGCACTGGATCAAATATCTGTTTCTCTACAATCTTGCCTTGATCTATTGAAATAGATTCTGTTTGCTCTTGCCCAGCTTTTCTTTTAAATACAACAATATCTGGTACCCCATCTGGCATTGCACGTATTGTTTCTATTTCTCTAGTGATTGTATTTCCACTCTCATCTACATACTCAAAAACCTGTGTTGGTTTAATATCTTCTGGTGCAACTTTAAATTGATACTGAGCCTCATCAAATACAATATCTTTAGACGCAATAGTTTCTACATTCTGAAACTGTTTCTCAATCGATGTAATACTGCTTGGCGCATCTAATCCAGCGGTTGGGCCTTTCTCTAATGTCCTTAAATCATCATTTAAGATATTACGTAATGTATTGAGTACGAATCCATTATGCTTTGTATTAGAGTTGTCATTAGAAATAAAGCTATTCTCTTGTATCATCTTATCTGCTTCTGACTTATTCAGTGCAGTTTCTAATGTTTGATCAGGACGAAACTCATATCCTTCTCGATTTGCATGTGCTTGCTTAAATGCATTGATTGCTTCTATTTCTTCTTGAGGTGTCAATGCTCTGTTAATCTTTTTAGAAACAGCATTCAAATAGGAACCCATGGGGATGTTTAATGCACCAACTAATCCTGCGGTACCAATCGCAATAATCCCTGTATTTTGTGCAAACTCTAATGGACTATAATCTTCACCTGTCACACGCTGATGCCATGATCTTACTTGTGGATATTCTAATAACTCCACACCAACGTTAGTAGCTACAGCTGCACCAATTTGTTTAACCACTGTTAAGCTTGAACCAATAGGAATAAGTAATGTTGCCGCATCTAATGGATCGGTCATGTGTGAAACCATTGATCCTGCAAAATCACCTACTGCTCCTAGTCCTGTTCTTTTGCGAGATACTTTATTGTAATGATCGTATTTAGCTTCTGCTTCATCTGCAGCTTGTTGTGTTAAATAAGAATGTAGATTATCTGGAGTAGAAATATCATACCCTTGCTCAGATAAGAATTGTTTGTAAGATTCATTTTGCTGAGCGTAATCATAGATACGTTTAGCTGTAAGCTTTGTACCAGTGTATGATTTGCCTTCATCATCTTTGTAATACTTAGGATCACTGAGATAATTAGCCATCTCATAGTTTTCAAACTTAGCTTCTTCTTGTATCTTTTCTACAAGAGGACGCATCATATCTCCAACTAATGATCGTTCTGAGTTACTCTTGAGTAATGATTCAGTGTGTTGATATCCTGCAATAAAGTTATCTTTGAATCCAGTATATTCCCCACCTTCAACTGGCTCTGTAAATGCATAACGTGATATATCAACATTACCTAATATCTTCATCGATTAACCTTTTTTGTACCTGGCGACTTTCTTTGTGCGCCACCACGTCTTTGTTCTGTAGAATACTTCATACTACCTTCTGATAATGGTACGTCAATCTTTCCAAAACGTTGTTTATTTTCATATATGTCACGTAAGATGTGTAAGTCAATTTGAATGATATTACCTGATTGATCTAAGAATGGTTGATCATTCGCATCTAGCAACATATAAGAATCACCTGTACGCTTTAGTGTAGCTTGATTTAAATCTACCAATGAATGCTCAACACCTTTTTCAGAGATTAATGTTTTGTTTGGATTAACAATCGCTTTTAAGAAATCATTCTTATCTGCATTTTGTACATACTTAGGAACTTTATCAGCATTAAGATTGTCATGAATAGAAACAATGTCATCATTCATTTCTACAAATCCACCAAACTTATTACCACGATTATCTGTATAACCACCCATGACGGCATTAACAGCTTTTATATATTCATCCTCTTGAAATCTGTCAATGTCATGACCTGCACCAATATAATAAGCATCTGCTGCTGAAAGAATATTCTGTACATTATTTGATGCAATATCAAAAGCAGAAGCAACTTTGTCAGCAATAACTGATTTACGACTAAACTTATCTATTTTTACTCCTAGTGTTTTCATTTTATCTTGACCACTTATAATCATATTGATCGTATTTTTATAAGATGTAGAATCTTCACTTGATAATGCGCCTATTTGTGCAAATATAGGATCTTTCTTGGCAATGGCATCAAACACTGCTGGAGCATCATTACCGAATGCTTTAACAATATTAGTAGCTAATTGAACACGTTGCGCTCTACCAACAACATCTGACTCTAACATAGATTCTATTCTTGATATTTGTGCCTTAGTTAATGGAACAGTTTTCCCTGGCATATAGTCAGAAGATGATCTTACTGTTGATAATTGTGAACTAAATTCTCTTTGTAAACTAAACTCATCTCCAATAGCAAGATTATCCACATTACCTAATGAACCAAATCGTTTGTCCATCTCATACGCAACAAGATCTTTGTTCCTTTTAGTTTGCATTTTGTCATAATATTGATTAACATAATCCATATAAGCTTGAGGATTATCTTTAAACTCAAACGGAATCATACCATCATTTACCTTGCTTCTTTCTACTTCAAATTGAGAAATGGATAAGTTACCAAAACGGTTACGAATATCTCGAACCATATTAATCTTTTCTAATTCTTGCTGATAAGCTAATGCATATTCACCTGTAAACATACTACTTGCTGTTTGTAATGATGCATATTGTCCAGCTAATGTGTCTATATTTTGATCATTTAATACACGATTAATATAGTCATCTGAAGACGATTTTACCATTGTAAATAACTTACGATTTTCAGCTTCAATACCTGCCATATCATTACGCAAGAAAGCTTGGAAATCTTTTTGTTCACTTGGTAATAGTTCATTCCATACTGGTTCATACACTCCTAATTCATTCTTGCGAATAGCTTTCATGATCCGGTCTTCAGTACCATACTGTGCTTGTAAGTCTTTAGACATCTTGCCATACAATGATAATCTGAATTCTTTTTCAAATTGATTAATGTAAGTTGCGCTACGGCTACTGTCTTTAAATGATTCTGTCAGTTCAGCAATGTTAGCTTTATACATTTGATAGGCAACAGTTGGATCTTGATTCTCTACGTCTATTCTAAACTGCTTAACTTTGCCGTTAAATGTTTCTTCAGAAAGCTGATCTAAATCAATTTGCTCTTGACGTTTAAGTTCCTTACTTCCTGCTTTAAAGTAACTGTTACCGTCATTAATACGTCTTGTATAAAACTGTGATGCAACTTCAGGATCAATCTGCGCTAAGACGCCATACCATGATTTTAGTGGTGTTTCTAATTCAGATTGGATTTGACCTGCGTCTGTAATCTCACGATTAGTGACTCGTTGTAATACATTCTCATAATGCTTATAAGCACTGTTGGTTAATTCAGTGGCTGCTTGTTGTGCATAGAGTTTCTTAACAGCATCATTCCAAATCATTCCACCTGTGAGTGAATCCGCAATAGGGTTCTTACCCGTACGTTGTGCTTCATCTAATTGTTCTTGTGTAATAGGATTAGCAACAGTAAACTTCTCAGCTTCAGATGTTACATAGCGTTTAGCAGATTCAAAGGCATAACCAGATAATCTATCTAATGCGCTTGACATTGCTTGTGAAGAACGTATTTCTTCTTGCAAGTTTGGCATTTGAACTTGAGGTGCATCTGGCACCTGTATCAATGATCTTTGGTATTGTGGTAATCCTTTAGCCATATCTTATCCCATTTGAATTTGTGATGCGGTCCATGCAGCACTACCTACTGCTTCAAGTGCATTCATTGTTCCTGTTACTAAAGCTTGATCTGCAGCTTGAGCAAACATTGCTTGCTGAATTTGACCAAATGTTTTGCGCTCTCTTGATGCGACATCTAATGTTCTTAAATCACGACCTGCATACTTCAGGTTCATGTCTTGTATAAGTTTAGCAGAGCCAGAGAATCCTTCGACACCACTTGCATATCCACGAGCTACGGCATTTGCATTAACACGTCTTACTTTATCTAATACTTGATTAGCCTCTAGTTCTGCATTTAATGCATCACGATTAGCTTTTGCAGCAGCTTGTAATCCTTGTATCGCATAAATGTTAGATTGCGCTTGTCCTGCACGCATAGCCATTGGCGCACGTAATAGCTGAGTCGCTACACTAAATGCACCCATAAACGGTTGCACTGCAGCAAAGGCTGAACTAATTGTACTTGCCGTACTAGCTAATGTAGAAGCCGTTGTGGCTCCTTGCCAAAAAGCTGTAGATTGAAAGGCGACTGGTGCTGCGGCTGCAAAGCTCATAATTAAGTTCCTTGATGTGTAGCTATTTTATATTCTAAACCTAGTAATGTAAATTTCAATGGTGCAGTTTGCGTCACTGTAATTTGTGCATCATTACTATACCCTAGTATACCATTTAATACTTTTGTTCCTGTAAACTCAGGCACTGATGAATCTAATGTACCCACTGTGTCAAATGTTCGGATTGGAACTAAGTTACCGTTGATGGCAATATTCTGTGTTTTATAGAGCAAAGCATTCACTTCAACAATACGTTTCTTAAATCCAAGACGTGGGCCTGATTGCATTCTTAATTCTAATGGCATGGTTTTGACAATCACAGAGATAGGCAAGCCTACTTCATAACTGGTTGTTGATGCTCGAGGTAAAGTCACAGTGCCTCCCGCAGCGACTGTTTGATTGGGTTGTACAATACCATCAATAAGAACATTAACGACCTGTCCACCGATATGTGCCATATCTACGGTTGATGCTACACCTCCGCTCTTAGCACTGTCTGTTAATGTATTTTCATCAAACACTTCCATATAGTATTTATCTGTGCCACTATCATTACGTTTGACTACAGTATAGATGTCAGTAATATCTACACCTACGTCAATAAAACTACCTGTGGTAGTAAATCGACTTGGTGCAATCACGTTCTGCGCACGCAATAATGAGAATGCTGCAATGGTGCCATCATCACTGTTGACAATTAAGAGTAGATCATTTTCATCGGTATTCACTGCACGTCGAATATCCATAGACTTAGGTGCTTTCAGCAGATGTCCAGAGAGTAGCGAAATCTTAGAAGTCACATAAGTTAATTGTGTATCAGAGTATGCAATTTCAGATAACTGTTTACCTTGTCTTTGCACAAACAATACCCCTGATTCTAATTGTTTAACACGTACACCTTCGCGAATACCATTTCGTGATACAGATTGCAAGAAGAAGTCAGTTGGAGTAATCGGTGTTAATCCTTCCTGTGGAACAACGAACTCACCACCAGAAGTAAAGATCTGTAAGTCACGACCAGAGATCATATCTGTAATCGCGTTAAATGTGTTCGTATCTAGTGTCGCTTCAACAGCATCATCGTCTAATCCTTCAATCGCCTCAAAGTCAAAGAACAATCCAACGCGTGATCCCCAGATGGTAGATGGTCTTGATTTAGATCCACCAAAGTATAATCGACCTTGATGAAATGTTACAGTTCTTGGCCATCCTCGAGACACTGACCATACCGCTTCATACCCTGTTTCAAGTTCCCAGCTTCCTGATGCGATTGCTGTTGTATTAAAGAATGGGAATTCAGTCACAGCATTTACCACTGTGCTACTGACATATTCTACAATCTTGGCTCGACCTTGTGGATCTGCATTAATGTACTGACCTACATGCCCACTATTAAACACACCTGTGCTAGCTGTTAATGTTACTTTACCTGATACAGTCGATGGTGTTAATGTAGCTGCTGGATTTGTTGTTGTTAAAGTAAATGCATATTTAGGAATAGAATCAAATGTAATAGTGCTAATTGTCCAAGAACTATCTGATGCTCCACGAACAATCTTTACAGGTGCTGTGTCTTCATCTGTAATAATCAAAGTATCCGCAGACTGTGTCCATACAATGTGATTTAAATGATCGCCTGTTAAGCCATAACCTGTTGTATCTAAATAGTCATCACCTGAAGCATTAATGTTGGTAATCAAAGCACCATCTTTAAATACATACATACGATTTGTTGTAAATGCAAGCATGTAACTGTCATTGATAGAGAATTCAAAGTGGACTAAACGTACACCGTTCTCTGGGCTACCCCCTAACTCAGCAATGTATTTAAGACCTGGACGTCTTTTCACACCGCCCTGTGGTTGACAAACAACGTTCTGTGCAGTTTCTAATGCATTGTTGTAAGCGTCTAAATCAATACGTGAACGAACGAGTGGATCGAGTTCTCCCGTTGTAAAGTTAGTTTGTACACTGACAAAACGTGCCATTAATACCTCACATTAATAAGTGGGAAATCTTGTATTGCGTTTGTAGGTTGTCCTTGTCCATCAATGTTCATTGCTTGCCTCATGTAACCACCACGTCCATTTTCTCCGGGTGTGCCTTCAGCAACAATCTTCCAGTATTCTGATTTATCAGTTTGATCTGTAATCGGTAAAGCTAAGTGCCATGCCATTTGATATTTGAGTAATTGTACAAAGTGATGTGGCAATGCATATTCTTCAACATCATACTGATAGTCTACATAGACTTCTTCATAATCACTGAGTAGTTTATTTCCCATAATGCGATACTCACGTCTTATAGGTGCGCCAATTTCATCTGCGTCATACACAGCGCGTGGTAATCCAATCATGTCATTGGGTAATTGATATTCGTATTTGTATTCAGTAACAGGTGTTGTTACTAATCTTGCTAATTGAACTTTCTTAAATGAGAAAGACCATGGATGACTCGCAATCGTTTTAATCTTAATATCAGAGTAGAGTCGATCACAGATGTTAGATTCATCTGTACCTTCGTTAAACGAAGAAATAGGTTTTGCTCCTAGCATCAACAATGCATCGGAACATATTGAAATTGCTGAATCTCCAGAAGCCATTTTATATCCTTTAAATGTGCAAATAGGTAGGCACCGAAGTACCTACCCAATCTGCATTAAAACACTTAGTCAGCGTCTGCGACTGATAATGCTGTACCGTCAGATACATCAACTACACCAGAAGCATTAGAAAGTACAACAACTAAAGATGCTGTAGGAACAGATGCGTCCCATAAGTAAATTAAGTCGCCTACTTTTAATACACTGTGTGCATCGTTGAAGTAACCTGATGTATTGATATCAGCAAGTGCATCAGTACCAGGAGCGGTATATGACCACATTTGTGGAGCATTACCAGCTTTAGACTGACCACCTATTGGTTGTAGATTGTCTTTGTTATAAGCCATGGTTTATCTCCTTAAGATTCACGACATGTGAGTGTTACAATACCTTCAGCATCAATCGCTACGGCACCAGCTGAGAACATAGCATTCACTAAGAATGATGTTTTTTCTGGAACATAGTTGATTTCTGTTTTAGGACCCATACCTTCAGCATAGCCGATCGCATCTTTGTGGAAAGCTAACACTGTTCTGTCTAAAGAACCGTCAACTGTTAAACCACCTTCAGTTCTGTCGCCTAATACGTGGAATGTGAAACCTAAGAATGTATTGATTTCACCAGCCACTAAAGCTTTAACAGTGTTGAAGTCAGAAGATGTTACTGCTGTTTCTGAAAGAAGTGATGCTAAGTTATTAGCGTGTAACACAACGTGACGATCCTGTGGAGGAACGTTACCTTTGTCTAATAGTTTTTTAGCTTCACGTAATTTTGCTACGTTTAAGTTTGTATCTGTACCACCGATGTCATTTGAAACAGTCAATGAAGTACCAGAACCATTTAACGCATCAATGATTAACTGATCTTGACGACGACCAATCGCATTAGCCACAACTTGCACTAATTCTTGTCTTTCATCAAAGTTAACTTTTTGTTGCATGAAGATGTCAGAATACTCTGCAGCATTCCAATCTTGCATAGTTGCTGTTACTTGTGAAAAATCCACATTTAACGGTGTTACATCTGTTTGTGGAATACGTAATGTTGCTACGCCTTTACCCACTTTAGGAAATTTTGCTGTTGAACCCTCAACGCCACGTCTTTGTCTAACTGCAGCTACAAGCTGTGCTTTAGCTTGGTAAGCCTGTTTAACCTCGGCATCAAATAGGGTAACAAAAGCATTGTTTAATCCAATAGCCATTTGAGACTCCTTAGTAATTAATAAAAATATGTATTAATCGCTGTGGTATGCCAGTGAAACCTGGGCCAGTGCTTGCTATTTACGATAGCCAGTCGACAAGGTTACTTGCGTTAAGGGTTGTATTCAGAACAAATACAATAAGCCTTACCCATGAATATACCATAGATAAGGCTAAATTGCAAGATAGATCGGCTTATCCGAAGTTTTGTGCGAAGAGTTTTTCGACTTTAGTTCGGTAGGCAGGATCAGAATGATACTTAGGATCAGCGACCATTTGATAGAGTTCATCTTTGGATGGTGCGCCTTCTACAGGTGTGACTTCAGTAGGGATACGTCCTTCATAAGAAGCTCTGAGTTTTTCTAATGCAGCAATACCTTTAGCTGTACCGCCCATAACTTTAAACTCTTCAAAGTCGTCTTTACCCCATACACCTTTTTGTACAAGACCAGAACCCCATTTCACAATGCCATTGATACGTGCATCTGCATTGGGACCTAAGAGTTTCTTTTCTTGCTCAACATTTACACGATAAGTTTCTGCATTGTTCATATTCATTTCGACAACTTGACCTACTAAGTCATCTAGTGCAGCTTGACTTACCCCGTATTCTTTTGCCCAGTCAACAACGTGTTGTCTTACTGGATCATCTTCAGGTGTACTACCAAAAGCAGATAAGTCATAATTACCATCTTCTGGTGCTTTGTGTTTACCTTGTGATATTTTCTTACGTAAATCAGACCATGATTTAGCAATACCTTCTAAGTCTGGCTCAGATCCATCTTCTTTCCAAAAGTTTTCAGGCCACCAATCTGGTCTTTCTAAAGGTTCATCATCATCTTCACCTGCCTCTTGTAATGCAAAGTCATCCTTTGCTTTGACTTCTTCAGGATCACGATGATCTATTTCTACTTTCTGTGGGTTTTCTTCGCTAGCTTCCTCTGGTTCTGGATTAGCTCCATCGAGTAGGCCAGTGCTTTCTTGCTCCACACTAGGCTCGAGTGTTTCTTCCATTATAATTTCCTTGCTCTAATTAACCTTGCTTCTAAATCCTTAACGATACTATTTTGTCCTTCTCGATAATATGCATAGCTTGGATCGCTACCCGGCAAGGCAACAGGTTGCTCAACAACTGCATGACGCAGCCATTTTAATAACTGTTCACCGTCCTCACCCCCAAGGACTCTTAGACAGAGACGATCTACATCATCTCTTTTTTGATTCACATCTCTAACGTCAAGCGGTAATGCTTGATCTAAATCTTCCCATCCAGCCATTATTGTCCCTCTTGTTTCATCACTTCAGCAGCAACAGCTCCTGCAGCTTCTGGATTCTCTTGTGCCATTTGTTGTGCTTGTGCTGCCATCTGTTCTTGCATCATAATACGTTCTACCTTTGTTGTCCTGATGCGTTGTGGTATGCCTAATTGTTCTGCAATAAAGTCTAACATCTCATCGACCTTCACAACCATCTGACCTTGTGGTCCAGCTGCTTGTGCAATCTGAGCATACTGCAATACCTTCTCGACTTCTTCCATTGCTTGTGCCATTGCTAATGGAGCAACAGGTGCAATCTTAATTTCAAGACCATTCACTTTTAATGGCATCGCAATCAATCCACGATCATCCATTACTTTTAAGATCTTAGTAACTAATGGTACCATTGTTTCGTTAATCAAACGACCAAAAGCAGAGCCTAAGTTTTGTGCTAACTCTTTCATACGCTCCACCACTTCTGTTGCTGATCGAGCTGACATATTGTCTGGTGGTAATGATTCATCTAATAAGATACGTTTGATGTTCTGACGTAAGTCATTCATGATGATTTGTGATACGTTAAAGTCACCCGCACGTGGTAATGGTCTTAATGATTCACCTTGTGGACCACCGTTACGTGCAACAGGAATGATAGCACCTGGCATAATCTTTACGGTATTTGGATTCAATACACCATCATCGGCTGCTGTATAAACCCCTGCAATCGAGAGAGAAGCATTCTTTAACACTAACTCTAATGTTTTGTTCAGTGTCTTTACATCAGGCAATGCAGTAATCAGTGGACCACGTCCATAGATCTCACCTGCAACTTTTGCATAACGTGCCACAATCCATGGGCTGTAATCCATACGTCTGTATACAATTTCTGTTTTAGATTCTTTGTGAATGACATGATAGCAATAGTCACCACGCTTCTGATCAAACACAGTTGCTTCCACCAACTCCACATCATCTGTCGGTTTATCATCAATCTTCTTTTGTAATTCAGTTGGAATCTTTGCATCTGGCCATTGTCTTTGTATCACTTCACCTTTTAAGCGAATACGTCTATACACGTTATCCACTTGTCCATCTGCACCTTCTTCAAATGAGACAAGGTATTGTGGTACAGGAATAAAGTTAATTGGATTCACATCATCACCTGGTTGCACCATCATGACTGCTGTACCTACGCATAGGTCAAGTAAGAACTCACCAATCGCAATATCAAAGTTAGATTGCTTAAGTGTTGCAAATAACTTTTCTGAATATACATCTAATGCAGCTTGTGCTTCTTCACGTCTTTCTACAGGAATATCAGTACCTGGTTCTAGTCGACACCATTTACGTTGTGGAGGGAAGATACCAGACTGCATACGGTTAGCAAATCGTTGTGTAGAGTTAATCGCTGTAGAATCAAACACACGATTCATCTTCTTGGTACCACCCACCTTGCCATCGTAATGTCCATCATAAAGATTACGTTGTGGCAACGCAAACTCATAACATTCCTCGTATAAGTTTCTAAAGTCTTCTTTTTTAATTAGCGCTTTGTCATGTCGCTTTAAGACTTCTTCTGCATTTAATCTCATCATTGTTGCCATACTTATCCCTTTTTATGTTTATTTGCAAAGTTACGTGCAGCTTCTTTGCTGCTAAATCCCCACTTCTTCAGTGCGAGTTTCAATCTTGTTGGTCT